ATTCATCCAAACCGGAACCATTTTCTTATTCCAAAGTCCATTCTTTTGAAAGGTAGCCACAGGTATCAGTTCTCCCACATCGGTTTGCAGCTTCTCGTCCAAAAAAGTACATTTGGCTTAAAAATGGATAAAATAAAATACCGCTTAGTGTATAATCGAAAGAAACAGCTAAACAAACAGGGAACGGCCTTAGTGCAAGTAGAAGCCTTGCTCAATCAGAGGAAAGTTTATTTCCGTACAAATTTGTATCTCAAGCCGGAACATTGGAATAGTCGCAATGCTCAGGTTGATAATCACCCACAGGCTCATGACCTCAATTCGATGCTGTTTGAGTTTGTCCTACACCTGCAAGCGATTGAGTTATCCTTATGGAAGCGCGGCATTCCTGTAACGCTATCACTACTTAAAGATGCGATAAAGAAAGACAAGCCGGTCAATGTCACTTTCCCCGTATTTGCCAAAATCTATGTGCAGGAATCCGACCGTAAAAGAAGTACCAAAGAGAACCTGATGACAACGATAACCGTACTTCAGGAGTTCCGTCCCGGATTAGATTTCAAAGACATTACTTATACCTTTCTAAAGGAGTTTGAAGTGCATTTGAAAGAGAAGGGAAATAGCGTCAATACGATAGCCAAGCATCTCCGGCAGTTACGTACATTAGTGAATGAAGCCATTAATCAGGGTTATATTCCTTCCGATGCCTACCCCTTCCGGAAGTACAAGATAAAGCAAGAGAAAGGGCGGAAAGAGTTCCTAACCCCGGATGAGTTGAAGAGGCTGGAGAACCTTGATGTGGACAAGAAGCTCCGCCATGTACTCGATGCCTTCCTGTTCTGCTGCTACACCGGCCTGCGCTATTCCGATTTCTGCCAGCTTACACCTGAGAACATTATTCGTGTGAATGGTAAGCGGTGGCTTTATTTCAAGTCTGTCAAAACAGATGTGGAGATAAGACTTCCGCTACATCTTCTGTTTGAGGGTAAGGCATTGGCTGTATTGGAACGTTACGATATAGTAACTGATTTTGCTAAAATCGGACCCAATTCAGAGGCCAATAAGTATCTTGCCCAATTATCTGCCCTTGCCAGGATACGGAAGCACATAACCTATCATACAGCCCGTCATACTTGTGCGACCCTGCTTGTTCACCAAGGTGTTCCGATAACCACCGTCCAGAAGCTGCTCGGTCATACTTCGGTCAGAACTACGGAGGTGTATTCAGAGGTTCTTTCTAATACAATAATACGTGATTTGAAGGCTGTAAAAAGGAAGAAAAAAACACCTGTTTTTAGCCGTGTGGTAGAATGTGGGTAGATTTTATAGGTTCTACTGATATTCTACTGCCATAGTTTGGCAGCCCTTTCCTGGCAAGATATTCCCTACTCATAAATTTCTTGTTTACTTTCGCTGAAAAGTGATTGTAAATGAGTATATTTGTCATGTTTTATTGGTTAACGCCCATGAACGTGTCTTTAACAGGATGCGTTCGTGGGCTTTTTTTGTTTAATTAAAAAAGTTCGTAGATGAAAAAGAAACTGATTGTTTTGGCTGTTGTGGTGGCTGTGATTGTAGGTCTGCTGGCTTATTACCAGTATGTACCGTTTTGGGCAAGCATTGTGAGTACCGGTGCGTTTATTGCCGGCATTCTTCTCGGTTGGAATGCCAAGGGGTGGAGTGATGAACATGTAACGGGGATGAAGGTATGATGGAGCATCTGAATGAACTGTTCAACATCACCGGAGGGATAGTTACTACTATCCTGCTTCCGCTGTTCGGTGTGTTCATGTTCTATGATTCAAAGAAGCGCAAGGCGGCAGCCGAGGCACGCAAGGCGGAAGCTGACAATATCACCTCGTATGCTGCTGAATGGAAGGAACTGTACGAGAAAAAGGAACACAGGGTAGTGGAACTTGATTCCAAAATAGACCAGCTTTATGCCGAGAAGAATGAAGACCGCCAGCGTATCCGCGAGCTGACCGAAAAGAACGCTACACTGGAGATAGAGAAGATAAAGCTGGAAGCAAAGCGGTGTGATGTCCGGGGATGTAGCGGGCGGAAGCCACCGAGCGATTATTAATTCACGGGAAGGAAGGTGTTTCGCAACGGCTCCCTTCCCTTTTTAGCACAAACTTAAAGTTTAAACAAAGGCTTCTGCAAATGTAGTGTATGTTTATATTAAATCAAATGATGTATGAAGTATTTTACGATAAAAGAACTTTGCCGTTCGACAACTGCCGACCGCAAAGGGATTGACAACAGATGTGGCAGTGATATAGAAGCCAATCTGACTGCATTGGTGGATAGCGTTCTTGACCCGCTACGCGAATGGTACGGCAAACCTATCGTTGTGAATAGCGGTTACCGTTGCCCGGCATTGAATAAGGCAGTTGGCGGTGCGACAACCAGCCAGCACATGAGCGGACAGGCTGCGGACATTGATACCGGAGACAGACAGCAGAACAAGCTACTGTTCGAGTATATCCGCAAGAACCTTCCTTTCGACCAGTTAATTGATGAGAGTAATTTCGCCTGGGTGCATGTGAGCTACCGGGCGGACGGTAGAAACCGAAATCAGGTACTGAAGCTATGAAAAAACTACCCTGGTTATTGGTTGTATTGCTGGCAATCGCTTGTGCGGCGGCGTGGTTTCGTCCGCACGAGCCTTTACCGGCAGAAATCCGTACCGAAACAAAGATACAGACGGTTGTCAAACTTGACACGGTTCTTATCTCCTCACCAATAGCTGTCTTTTGGCAGATATTGCCGAATGATACAGTACGTATAGGCGATACCTTGCTTCACCGCAAACTGGTTGTGTATGAAGATAGCCTGTATCGTGCGGTGGTGAGCGGGTATGTAGACCCGCGGCTGGATAGTATGACTGTATATCCGAGGACGGTTTATCAGACGGTGACGAATGACGTCTATCATCCGGTTCTCATTAAGTTGAAGAAGAAGCGTTGGGGATTTGGGTTGCAGGCTGGGTATGGTTATCCGGGCGGTATGTATGTAGGTGCAGGAATAAGTTATGATTTATTTCAATGGTAATTTTGTTATTCTGAAAAATACCATTATATTTGCACCATTGTATTAGTATCATAGTATCGCAATATCCTTATAAAAAAGGGGTATTGCGATTTTTTTTATATATATAAACAATTTTATTCATGAAAAAAAAACAAGATGTGCCTCGAATACTTTATGAGGCAAAAAAAAAGCTTCCTGATGCTGGTATGTATAATAGTGGAGCAATAGAAGTTGTAGAAGTTCCTTTTAATGGTAAAAAGGTGAAGGTTGAATTTAAAAGGACAGAAGCGGGAATCTTCCCCGTAGGCTGGTATGAAGGTAAAATTAGAAAATGAACAAAAAAGGTAGCTTATAGGCTACTTTTTTTGTCTATCTTTTATCTTTGCTTACAAACAAAATAGATATGTCTGAAAATCAAGAATATCAATTTAATGAAGTTTCAGTACAAGCAATGATACGCTGATTTGTAGAAGGGACGGCTGAATAGTCGCCCCCTCTAAAATGTAAATCCCCGTAGTTGCCCAACTACAGAAAGCAATACTATTTCTTTCCGAACACATATTCGATAAGTTTGAAATTGGCTTCATTAATAGGCGTAAAATCTTTCTGTATATAGAGGTCTGTAACTTTCATGGACGAGTCTGTATGGCAAAGCATTTCGTTGACAATATACTTGTTTATACCAGCCTTATTTATTGCTATCGTAGCCATAGAATGCCGGGCTGCATAGAATTGAAGATTGTTTATGCCTATTTTGTATCCAACCTCTTTTAGCCCTATATTGATGGCTCGATTGAGGTCTGCCATAGAAGAAAAACGCTCGTAAAAGTTGAATACGCGTTCTTTGCCTTTGTATTTATTTACGAGTGGCTGTATAATTGGATGTACGCGAACAATCATTTTGGCATTGTCATTTCTTCTGTCTTTGGTCTTGGTACGGTAATAAGTTATGTATTCCCCGTCAAACTCAGTTGCATTATATAGGTCGGCAGAGTTCATTCCCATTAGGCAGAATGATAATATAAAACAATCTTTCGCCAAGTCATGCCTACTGGTATATCCCTTAATCTTTTTGTTATCGTAAGGGAGAGTAAATATAGTTTTTATAGTTTCTTCCGGTAAAGCTCTTTTCTCTGCTACATTCTGTTGTTTTGGCTTATATTTTGAAAGATTCTGCTTAATTCTTATAATGTCATTGTCTTCGTCATTATAATACTCCCTTGCCTCTGTAAATAGACGCAGGATGACGCTGGGGTATAGTGATTGTGCCCGTTTCTTTTCAGACAGGTATTCTTCAAATTCCTTTAGTTTCTGAACTGTTATTTCGTTACAAAGAATAGATTCTCTTCCAAAGAAAGTACAAAATGAGTTTAAAGCTGTTGTGTAATTCTTCATACCCTTTATCTCAGGATGTGAAGCGCACCACTTTTTTGCGAATAAAATAAAATCAATGCCGCTTTTGTCATCCTTGGATGATTTAAGATATTCGGCTATGGTGTCTATGTCTATGGCATTCAATTCTAGATTCAGCTTGTATATTTTTTCCCGATAAATTTTGATTAACTCTTCACATCTATCGATTATTTGCTGATTCTTTATTTTGAAGCCGGAGGTAATATCTTTCTTGGTGACATACATGGTAGTGGAGATATATCTTATCTTTCTCTCATGTGTTAACCTGATAAGAACATTCCATGTCTTATCGGAACGCATTTTTTCTTTTTTGATGATTGCTTTAAATGTTGCCATAATCTTAGGGTAAACAATGGGTAAACAAATTCTATCTACTTGTAGGTTTAAAACGTTACTTGTAATGTGGTTCTTTACGACATATTTTTGGATTAATCCTCTCAAAAGCTTGATATATAGCAAAAAAGAGGAAAATCATTACTGAAATTCCTCTTTCTTTTGGGTGACTGAAGGGACTCGAACCCTCGACATTCAGAACCACAATCTGACGCTCTAACCAACTGAACTACAGTCACCATGTTGTCGCATTTCTTAAATGCGGTGCAAAGATATGGATAATCTTTGATATTACAAATGTTTTGGCGTTTTTTTTCCAAAAAAATAGCTATTTATTATTTTCATAAATTTCTGTATTATGCTGTATCAGGAACTTTCGAGTGTTTTTAATGAAGATATTCAGACGGTTACGGGCTGATTGCGGCAAATGGCTATGTGGTGAGTAAGAAGGATATAAAATGTAATTTTTTTCTCCGGTGAGAGTGGGGCGGCCGGTCCATACTAAAGTGTATCCGCATCGGACGACACGGGCGAATGGAAAAGAAGAGGCAAAAGATTCGG